GGCGGCAACGGGGTGCTGATATCAAGTTCGGACATGACGAAAGAACCCTCCTGGGGTCTCGTAAAAGGAACCCGCACCACCTGGGTGCAGGCATAGCAGAAGCCGAACGGCTTCAGGAATCTTCGGACTCACCATCGGGTCTGGCGACATAGAACCTGTCAGCGTTGCCGTCTGCCCGCTCCTGATTCAGAGCGGCAGTGAACGCCTTCAAACTCCCCAACCCGATGGTCTTCTTGGTGTTGTCTTTCCAGATCTTCTCGAGCGCCTCGTACTGCTCGCGGCCGACCCAGTCCTCACCCTGACGGACGAGGACCACTTCGCAGTCGCAGTCGTCGTGGTACAGCTTGGGCTCCCGGATGTCGAACCTCTTCGAGCGTTGCGAGACGAACTTCGCACCATGCTCCGACGGGAACGTGGGGCCTCGACTCGCGAGCATCGCGCAAAACCCGCACGTCTCATCACCGGTCATGATCCGCGCCCACCCGATCACCGCACCCGGCCGTTCCGGTGCAGCCTCAACAGCATCCGTTGTGGCCTCACGGGACGGCATCTGCGCGTGACGTTCCGCCGCAGCCGCCACCTTCACAGTGATGGCCTTGACGACCTGCGGATCCTTCCGGTTCTGCGGGGTCACCTCGATAGTCACCCGCGACTGACGGCGAGTCACAGGGTCGAGCACCTCGACCGCAACCTTCGGCGCCGCAGGCTCAATCACCGGACGCCGGCTACGAGGTGTCGAACCCTCCACAGTCACCCGTGAACGGGCACGTGGTGTGCGCTCCACTCGAGTCGCGTTCTCCAGCAGAGTCACAACCGCTTGCCGCTCATACGGGCGGATCGGCTGAACCTCCGGCGCAACCACCCGCAACTCCCGAGCCTGGGCACGCAGCAACTGCACACCCAGCTCATGCGACTGGATCCGGGCCCGCTGAATATGCGGAAGCAGAGCAGTAGCAACCTCGATGCGCTGCTCCTCAGTGACCGGCACCCCATACTGCTGAATCGTCCGACGTGTCTGACGGTTCAACGTACGAAGCAGCAACGCCATCAGACGCCGGAACTGGGAACGCTTCACTTGCCACCCTTAGATTCGAGGGTCTTCGCGTCAGCCTCCTTCGGCCTCAACGAGACAGGAATAGCACCGGTGAACTCCGCATCAGGCAAGCCCACCTCCTTCGCCACATACTCCGGATCAGCGCCAGCACGGATACCCACACCGAGAGCGTCGAACTGCTTCTTCTTCTCCTCAGTCCGATCACCGAGATCCTCGGGCATGATGCCCTGATCCCGCTTCGCAGCAGCGGCACCAGCGCGCTCGACCTTCGTCTTCGTCCAGCCGGGGATGTCCTCCCACAACGCTTCAACGGGGACGTCAAGCATCGTTGCGAGCTTGCCTAGACCATCCACCGTCTGCGCGAACGAACGGGCCGTCGCATCACGCCACTTCACCTCAGACGCAAAGTCAGACGCAGAGGCAGCATCGTTCGTGATGTGCGCTGCAGTGCGCAGCACCTGCTCCCACGACTCACCGAACGACGTCTCAATCTCAGACGACTTCCGTTCCTTGCCCGTCTCCAGTGCAGCGAGAGCAACCTCTGAGATATTCGAGATGCCATCGAGACCAAGGTTCTGTGCCGGCACCTGACCGATCGCGGACAAGTCCCGAACCGCCGAAGCCTTCGACTCCAAGTACCCCTTCATGTCAGCGGCATCGAACTGGCCGACCTTCACATCAGGATCATTGAAGAACCACGTATCCGACGCGACCTGACGCAGCGCCTCCGTCTGGTCCTTCGGCATCCAGCCCATGACGTACCGCTGAATGAACGCACTGTAGTACTGGGCGATCAGCATCTCGAACGTCGTCTCGTCGATCCGCGACTGAATGTTGATCAGCGGGTCGATGATCCCGAACTGCTCCTCGCCATCGAGAAGCACCCGGTCCTGAAAGCGGACGATCGGGCACGCACCAACCCCATGAGCACGACCCTCGATGTACTCGAAGTTGCTCACATTCAGGAACGCCGGATCAGACCAACCGAACTGCGACTTCGGCTGATTCTTCGTCCCAATGAAATGCACCGATGTCTCGTCGTACAACCGAATCATCGGGCCCTTGACCTCGAGCGCCATGATCGGCCAGTCATCATCCACCGGAGTGTCCTGCCGCGGATCCCACTCCATCGGCTCCCCATACAGGGCAGTCATCTGCCGAGGAGACACACCGCGAATGAACGCAGCATCCTCATTGCCCGCAACCAGAGACGGCAGCACCGACACGTACGCGGCCCCATACTGGAGGGCACTCCGATGCACACCCGTCTGCCGGGCATCCAACTTGTTCCGCTGCCACCACTTCCACGGCGCCGCGGTCTCCTTGCCCGTGCCGGAGAAGTAGTTGTCCACCTTCATCGACTGCGAGAACGTGTCCAACACCAGCGGCAGGAAATTCGTCTGGGCACGCAACGCCAACCCTGCGAGGGGATGAGCGTCGGAAGTGCCGCCCTTGACGAGCACGTGATTGATGGCGTTGTCCGGAGTCCACGGCTGCATCGCCGCAGCGATCCGTTCCAACCTCACCGACTCAAACGCCCGCGGACCCTGCAACATATTCCGTACCGCATCAATGGCCTGGGCCTTGTTCACTCAGACCACCCCTACTCTCGCTACAGGAAGAACGCCTCATTTGTGCGTTCAGGTTTCTTCGGTGCTGCCAACCACACCCGACGCATCACCCGGGCACCGACCGAACACACAGCGCCGTCGATCTTCTTCGCCGACTCACGGTGCTCCTTGCCCAAACCGACACCGAACTTGTTCGGGCGCCGGCGAGCGTTGTGCACATGCCGGCGCAACAACTTGTGCCCATCGTGATAAAACGCAGGTTCGCGGCCATCAGCCTTCGCCTCCGCCGCCTTCTTCACATCAGTGACGAACCGCTCCGCCTCTTCGATGAACTGCTTCTGATGCCGAAGGGCACGCATATCCCAGATCACCGCATGCTTCGAATCACCCGACTCGACCGCAGGCAACTTCCACTCCTGCAAGGTTGCCCAGGTGTCGAGCAGGTCCTCCCAGTACCGTTCACCGGTCTCATCGTCCCGGGCATCAGACGGGTCACCCCACAGCCCCAGAACATCCCACTCCACGAGAGCAGTACGCACCGTGTGATCCACGTCGTCACGATCCACCAACCAGGGCCCCATACGTTCGGTGTCCCAGTTCGCCGGCCGCTGCCAAATCTTCACCGTGAACACAAACCCGTTATCGATCCGACAACCCACCAGCGCGGTAGCGTCATCCGACTTCGAACCGTCGAAGAACAACACCACCTGATCGCCGGCACCCGGACGAGCAGCATCATGCGGCAACGCATCCCACCACTTCGGATCCATCCACGCATCCGCCGTAGCAGTGATCTGGTTGTACCACTTACGCCGAGACTCACTCGGAGCGTTCGACGTGTTCAGGATCGACTTCACGATACGACCGCCAGGCTTCGTATCCAGCCACACCGAATCACCACGGATAGCGCGCAACACCTCAGGTGCAGCATCCGCAGTCAACGGCGCCTCAGGCGGAGCCTCCAGGCTGTCGTACAGCAAACCGAAGTCCTCAGCGACAGCCGAGTCCTCACGATCATCACTGTCCTGCGTGGCCTCCCACGCCTCACGAACCCGCTGACCCACCGAATCCTGACCAGGCCGGTACGCGTTGCAGATGTCCAACATCCGCGCCGCACCATCCTCCGACTTCGCCGCGTTACCCTCGATCGCGCCGGCCATCTCATGACCCTGGTTCGTCGAGTTCCAGTTCTGCGTCTCACCGCGAACGATCTGCGTAGGACGAGCACCCTCGATCGCCAGATACGACGACGTCACCGCCTCAATCTGCCGGGTATCACCCAGACCGTAAACGTTCAGCTTGCCGATCTGGATGCCGTAATGCTTCACCGCCTCCGGAGTGAACAGCGACGGGAACAGCTTCATCGTGTTCTTCGTCTGCTCCTGCGACACCGCAACGATCTGCACCCACGCCGACGGTTCCTCACGCCCGATCGGACGGTCACCATCCCAATGGTCGAACGTCACCTCAGCGAAGCAACCCGCAGCCGCCAAACACGCAGCAACCGGATCCTTACCCCAACCCTTCAGACGCTGCAACACAGCCGAGTGGTAGGTGAACGAACCATCCGCCTCAATGGAGAAATACCAGAGAAGGAACCGTGTCTGCTCCGGTGTGAACTGCCACGGCTGACCATGCTTATCGCGCAGCCACTTCCCACACCACGCCAGAATCCGCCAACCAAGAGTCCGCTCAGGCAACGCCCAACCATTGTTGTCCCACTGCCACGTCGGACCGATCTTCACCGGATCCCACAACAGATCCGTCGGCGGCGGAGTCGTCTCCAACTGCCGCTCATACCAGGAGATGATCTCGTCGAACTCGGAATCAGCGGTCTGGATCGTAGCCGCGGCAGCGAGGCTACGCGCCACGCTTACTCCAACGAGCGTTCGCAGCCTCACGCTGCTGAGACCCAGCAGCCGGCGCGTTCTCGTCAGGAAGTTTCAATTGCCGAAGCAAACCGGCCAACGTCGAACGATGCTGGCGGAGCTCCGAAATCAGGGGGTTGATGACAGGCTGCCCCTGCGATCCCTTCACCACCAACTCGAATCCCTCACCGGAAGTCGACGAGTTCAGGGTTTCGATCAGATCAGCCTCAAACGCAGCATCCTGCAGGACACGCAACTCATCCGGACGCAAAGCCCACTTCGCGGTGATATCAGTCCACAGCTTCTTACCCGCCGCGCCAATACCCTCCGGTGCCGGAACCTTCTTGATTGTCATCGTGGCGACCTCCTGGGTCTAGGCCGCCACCTGGGCGACCCCTAGAACATCGCCCCGGACAAATCGCCGAGGCGCGACACAGCACCGCGGAACGGCTTACCCGTCACGGTGATGAAGCGATCACGTGAGTACGTCTCCACGGACAACCGGCCGATCGTCTGCTTCCGGCCCGGACCCTCCGGCAGCAGCCCCCACACATGGAGACCGTCACCCGATGGGGAGATCTCCACGTACGTATCCGGGCACGCCGCAAGGAACTCGGCAGCCGCACGAGTCGGAACACCCACCGGCGACAAGCAATGATCCAAGTCGAAGCAGCCAATGCCATCGCCGAGGACGAAACCCTTCCGGGTATGAGCTCGCACCCGGGCATACGACGACCACGTTGCCGAATCAGTCGACGACGCCGGCGAACCATCCACCTGGATCGGACGCTTCCGCGGGCCCGGAGTCCACCGCACCCACCGAGCACGCTCACGCAATGCGGACGGCACCGACACACGATGCGCAGCGACCCGACACTTCGCGGAGCAGAACCGCGGCACACGACCAGGCTTCAGCAGATCCAGCGGACCACCGCAACGCTCACAGGTTCTCGACATAGGTGAAGCATACAGCCTGACGTTACGATAGGCACCGTTTGACCTGCACGTTTCCGGAGGGTAATTCGCCACCCCCTGAGACGGTCTCAGCCACATCCCAGGGGTCCGATCACCCCACCCCACACCCCAACGGCCGGCAGCAACCACACCAGCCACCCGCAAGCCCACCCCCAAAACACAGGAGGAGCGCACGCAAGATCGTTAGTGCTATGGGTACCGACAGGGAGATGGATCAGGATCGGGGGTTGCCCCCCTGGGGTGCAGATTTGAGAGGCCTGACGTCCACGTACACAGGATTTATCGTAGTCCTGGGTGTCTCTCTGTGGGTAGTTTCAGGCGTGCCCTCTGAGCCCCTCTGGCTTGTACGCCTTCTTGGGCTGTTTTGTCCTGGTGGCATGGCCGGCAAGCTGCTTGGCAGTTGGTGTCAGCTTCAGCCTGGTTGGGATCGGTGAAGGATTTGACGTTGATGATGTGGTCACACTCGGTGGCCTTACCGATGCACCGTGGTCCTCGTAGCCGGCATTGGTATCCGTCACGCTTCAGCACACGTTTCCTGCGCTCCTGATGCGCTGCAGTGGACGTGCGGTCACGTGCACCTGTACCCCAAGCCATCAGCGGGCCTTGACCTGAGCAGCGAGCATGGCATCGAGGAGACGATCAGCCATCGGTTCGAGGACAGCCAACGCAGCCATATCATTCGCGAACCGTGCATTGCGGATCTTGATACGCACATCATCCAACTGGACTTCGAGTGTGGGCATGCGATCACTCCTCGGTGTCGTCGACCTCAGGCTCAGCGACAGTCTGTTGTGTCAGGCAGGTCACGAGGTACGTGACACCGGCCATGTGCTTCCATCCACCCTGACGTTGCAGGATCGGCTGATCACAGTTCCTGCACTTCACGGCGTACCTCCGACCTGAATCCAGCGGGGCCATGAACCGTGCTGCAGCAGCAGATCCACCGACGCCTTCGACGCCAACGGGCCCGCGTGCTCATGGCCTGGACGGACACACACCAGATACTCGCCACGCAGGGCGGTCACACACTCAGTCACGCCACACCACCCACGGGGCCTTCGGCGTGGTGCCGAAGAACTTCGTGTGGTCATGCGACCCAGGACCGTCAGGCAGTGACTGCGTGTGCTTGCCGACCGGGAACCTCGGCTGAGCCATACGCTCAGCATCCGCCAACGACCAACACGGGACGCACTTGGCGCCGAAGCCCTCAGCCTGCGTGTGCTGCCCACACGTGACACAACGGTATGTCGGGGACAGGATGCCCATGCTTGCTCCGTTCGGGTCAGCGGAAGAACGGGTTGTACATGCGTGTGAGGCCCGATGCGGCCCAGCGGATGACCTGCCAGCGAGTCATCCACTGCAGCTCAGTCATCGAACCGGATGCCATCTGCTACCCCAACGCAGATGACCATGACGGTCTTTGGGGAACTCTGCCTTGACGTCCTTCACTGCCTCGCCCTGATCACCGTGCAGGTGCACGTGAATGTGAACCTCAGCAGGCTCAGACGGGGTGTTGTCGAGACCCAGCAGCTTGCACATGACCTGACGGGTGATGCTCGTGACAGCGTCGATGGGATCCACGTGGGCCTCCTGGGAACGTTGTGGCCCCGCCTGGGATGCGAAGGGAAGCACCAGGCGGGGCAAGTACGCGTTGATGCCAACTGCCGGTCGCGCTCACACAGAGGGGAGCAGGCGGGGGATGCAGCGGAAATCCAGGCGCGCCCCTGGACGTTTAGGCCTTCTCGGTCGGGACTCTTACCGATCTGCACGCCGCGACGCGTGGCGAGAAGGCTTGCTCGGGTGCTCGGCCCTATTTCAGCCGGCCCTCCCGAACCGATCCCCTGGCCGGAATCGAACCGGCGCGTTTACCCAACTCGCAACTCGTGATGAAGTGGAAGGGCGGTCATTCCACCGCCATCAGGGGACTCAAACGAAAATTGTGGACCGGTTTCCCGATCCACAATTCGCCACAGGCGCAGCCTACCGTGTACCACCCCGCTAAGCTACTCGAGTTGGGAACGGTCAGAATCGCCGGGACACACCACAACCCGAACACGTCACAGCTGACTATCCACACCCCACTCGTGCCGGTAGTCCGGGTGATCGTTGTAGACGGCGGCGAGTCGCGTGAGCGCGCCATAGAGTGACGCCGCTTTCGCCTCCCACGCCCATGACTCTTCGGACCGACCCGCCTCGGCTTCCATTTCCGCGACGTTCTCGGCGTGCTCGAGGTCGGCGACGATTGCCCGCTTCGCCTCCACCTCACGCAGCGCACGAACAGGATCCTGCCGCGCAATGTACTGGGAGTTCGCATGCCCATACCGGTCACCGCGGGAGACCGACACCTCTTCATCGCCGGACTCGACCACGTAATCCAGGTAGTCGAAAGCGACCTCTTCGAGACTGTCTCGCCAATCACCGGGGGTCGCACCCTTGGCGTACCGCTCATCATCATCCAGTCGAGCCTTGATGAACTTCACAATGTCGCTCATGCTGTGATCGCTTTCTGTGTCGTCGGCCAAGCAAACGGGATAGGTGGCAGCCACATCGTGAACGACCACGGATGCTCCCGAGTCGCCTCGAACACCTGCCGGATCATCTCCAGGTGCTCCCGGTACCGGCACTCCGGGCACCCGCAACGGGCGAGGATGCTCCACCGGGTGGTATCGACGTCCATCACTCACCGCCTTCGAGGTAGGAGATTTCCCACGTGGGGTGGTAGCTGTCGATGTGCTTATCACCGTCGAGGCGGATGCGCAGGTACATGTTTGCCCGCGAGGCCCCGACGATCGTGCCGAGACGCTCACCGTGCCACGTGTACTTGATGCGACCGCCACGCTTGGCCGGTACACCGTAGAGCCGGCGAATGCCCTCCATGCTGTCCCTGCCCATCACACACCACCCATGGGTCGGGGCCGGCGAGTAGCACCGCACGTCCTGCACCGGTCATTCAGACGCTGCCCATCGAAGACCACACGCACCCAGTGATGGTTACAAGCCGTGTCATCCATGACGTCGTCACCGATACGGCAGTTGACGTCGTCGCACTGCTCCTGCTCCCCGCAGGCCATGCACCCGTCCCCGAGGTGCGTGCCGTCGTCGTCCTTGATGCACCACCAGGAGTGGTGCCCGCCCGTGTACGGCTCGTGGCAGCGACTCATGCGCTCTCCACCCAACGGTTGAGCTCCGCCCGAACCTCACGCAACTCCTCCTTGAGTCGGGCCGCTTCGATCTCAGCCGTCTCGGCCCGGACCTTCCAGTGGTCACGGTTCGGTCGGAGTTCAGCGATCAGTGCGGGAACGAGCGTGCGGGCCTGCGCGATGAACTCGGCATCGGATGGCCACGCGGTCGGGTGCATTGCCTGAGCGATACGGACGTGCGCTATTCCACCCACGTCCCGATTCGGGTACGCCTCCCATGGTCCGGGAGATGCTGCGTCTGCGAGCGCCTGAGCCTTGTCTAAATCCAGCGGTGTGGTGGCCGCGATATCATCTGTCATGGTTGCGACTTCCTACTAGTCGGACCGGCCCCGGGAGTGTTACCTGCACTCCCGGGGTATCTGATCCAGTCTACCTGATACACACCAGTTTTCGGGTGTGGCCTATGCTGTTTTCGCTTTGCGGGTGGGGTGTGTGAGGTGGGCGTCCAACACAGCCCCCAACAGGTACACCGACATCTCCCCGTCCGGGGTGGGGAACGTCCGCAACGGTGTGATACGGCCCCGCTTCAACAGTGTTTCGATGCGGCGTTGGGTGAGGCCCTGATACTCCGGGCCCAACTCGATGCGTAAGCGTTCGATGGCGGCTGCGTTCAACTCCGCCGACCTCGCTTCGGCCAGCGACCCGTAGGTGGGTTTCTTCGGCTTCGACGCCACACACCGGCGAGCCCGACGCATCGCCAACTGAATCTCCCCGAGGGCGACCCCGGATCCTTCGGTGAGGGACAGGTCGATCATGTGACGATCCAACCAACGCGACAACCCCAACAGGGTGACGTGCCCCTCGTAGCGCACCTGACGCTGCTCCACCACCCGATCCACCCAACCCGACAGGCAGTCATGCAACTCGTCGGCAGCCTCAGATGCTGACGGGTTGAAAGGGAGCGGGAACTCCTTCTCCCCAACCGACACCCTCGGCTCATAACTGATCGACCGGTACGACCCCGCTGTGATCGCCACAGCCAAGTCCTCGACAAGCTCGGGGATCTCACGGAGCAGAGCAACCAGCTTCTGCATCTCATCCCGCTCGAGGTATTGGATGCCGCTCATTTGACTCTCCTGGGGGATCGGCGGTCACGCTTCGACCGAGCAGGATTCGGTGCCCACATCGGTGGGGTGGTTTTCGGGCGAGGGACTTCACCCGGACGCCGGCGCTGATCATGCGGATCCTCCGGGGCGGGGAGGGTGTCGAGGAACTCCTTGATGGGTGTGACATCGGGGAGCGTCCACGTGCCCGGACCCAACACCCACTGATGCACATCCACCGGCTGCTCCGGCAACTCCCACAGGCTCGACGTCCTCCGAGCCAACTCCGCCCGAAGCCACACCAGGTACGCAGTCCTCGGTGACCTGTCCATCAGATCGCGGAACCACGGATCATCGAACTCGATCGTCGTCACCGCCACCCCATGCTCATCCACCTCACGGCCAGTCACCCGACCGGACACGTTCGAGGCGATCACGTTCCCGTCCTCATCCCGGATATTCGCCGTGGCGTTCATTCGCCTGTCTCCTTCGGGTAGTCGTCTTCCATGCAGTCCGGTCCACACGTCCGAGGACCCTCATCCGGTGCGCGCCACTGCTCACACACGAAACACAGCTTCCGATCGGTCATGACGGGACCTTCCGGTAGCCGGCCGACCACAGTGCAACCGCGACAGCATCCGCATCTCGGGTTGTGTATCCACCGAAGTCCAGCGCCTCGACAACACGGAGCAGTGCCCTCAATTCGTCGAGGCCCTCCATGCGCCCGTTGTCGATGAGGTAGGCGAACGCACCGAGCACGTCATCCGCATCGAGTGCGTTACGGAGATCGCGGGCACACCGAACACGGACGCGATTCCCCGACTCTTCCCACATGTGGAGCAGCAGCGCGAGGCGCAACGCCTGCGCCTTCCGCTTGCCGTCCTCCACGCTGCTCATGACTGCTCCTCCGGTCGTGTGCCTGTGATCAATGCGACCAAGTCGCGGACCGTCCCCAACACCCACTGATCACCCGGATCCGTGGTGCCACGCCGCTTCACCACCGCCATCCCCACAAGGGCGTCATCGTTGCCACGCTCCGTGTCGGCTTCGGTGTAGAACTGGGCTGCCTCGATACGCCCGCCGTAGTCCTTCAACTCCAGGACGACACGTTCACCGTGGGCGCGGAGTCCAGCGATGTCGCCTTTGTCCTTCGCGCCGGTCTTGACTCTGCGGTCGATGCGGTCGTCGATGTGGGTGGCGAGGTAGTCGGCGACGAGTCGTTCGAAGCGGGAGCCTGCTGCCTTCGCTGATGCACGAGAGCGAGTCATCACGCCTCCTCGTGGATGTACAGGACAGTGGCGGGGAGGGTGACATCCTCAGCCTTGTATCCGAAGTCGCCGCCGTACCCGGTCCAGTGCTGGGTAGCCCAGAACGTCCGGTGCTGCGTCTCGTGCAGTTCGACCTCGAACACATGCCCGCGGCTGTCGCGGATGACGGACTGCCCGGGCAGGTCGGTGAGCTCGTCGACGGTGGTGATGGTGTTGTAGGCGGCGATCGCTTCGGCTGCCTTGACGCACTGCCTGTGCTCGTCGAGGCATTCCTCGATGCTGTCGTAACAGACCGACCGGTGGATGAGTTCCACGATCGTGCTCATGCGCCGGCCACCTTCGTCAGACGGGACAGGCCGAAGCTGAACTTCTTCCCCCGACCGTCAACCAGGGTGGCCGTACCGAACCGATGATCGACGTGCTTAACGTGGAGGTGGTCGGGGTGCCCGATCAAAGTGACCGTGTCCCCCCGTTGGATGTCATCGAAGTTCATGAGGTTGCTCCTGTGCTGTGAGTTGGGGGTGTGTGTTGCTGGGGCTGAGGTTGATGCTGTGGGGGTTTCGGGGGTGGGGTGGTGTGACGGGGTGGGGGCGTGGGAGAAGAGGCTGTGAGGGTTCATGCCGCCACCTCACCCAGCTGGGCCATCAACTGGCGGCCGATGAACTCCGTGTACGCCGGAGGGATCGACTCCCGAAGACCATCCCGGGTCATCCAGTCGATGCCCATCGCCGCCTTCGCCTGCTCCACACCGGAGAAGTTTCCGACCACGTGCATGAACTCGCCGGCGACAGGTGGGCGTCCCATCTTCGTGTTCCTGATTACGTGTTCCGGATGGTCCGGAACGTCGATCGGGAAGTTCGACTCAAAGAGGCGATGGCGGTAAGTGCCCAGCCCGGGGAACATCGCCCCGCACAACAGCACCGGATCAATCAGCGGATCCGGGTCCGTGCCGGGATCCTCAGGCACGACGTTCTCGATCACGTACGGCAGCCCGGTCTCGATAAGCAGATCGCGGGTCGGACCGATCAGCCGAGGGTGCTCCCGGCTCATGATCTTCTGGGCCTTCGTCTTCGCCTGGCAGGGCGGCGAAGCAGCAGCGGCGAGCAGGTCTGTGATGTCGAGCGCCACCGTGGCACCGTTGCTCTGCTGGATGAACTCAAGGGTCTCGCCGGCGATTAGACGAGTCAGCGCCTCGAGTGCGTTCATCTGAAGGAACGGGAACGGGTAGCGCGGCTGCGGGTCGATGTCGACACCGACAACGGAGAACCCCGCCCACTGGTACCCAACCGATGCGCCACCCTGGCAGCAGTAGAAGTCGATCACCGGTCCCATCACTTGACTCCCTTGAACCATGAACTGTTGACGATCGCCTTACGGGGTTCCGCCTCCAACGCCTGACGCTCCGCCAACAACCGCCGAAACTCCAACGTCTGCTCCGCACTCAGGTGGAACTGCGGTTCACGACCCAACGCCACACGACGCGCATACCGATGAGCATCAGGCGGACTAACCCCCATCCCCTGCAACACATGATTCGCCTCCTCCATCAACTGACGGCGCCCCTCAGGCAACGCCGCCAACGACTCGAAGTACGCGGTGCGGGCATGCTTCACGATCGACGCCGGCAACGGCTTGAACCCGTCCTCCGCCAACCGGTACGCCCTAGCCACACCAGCCAACAGATCCTCACGGGTGAGCCCAGACTCGGCGAACACCTCCGCCCACGCCTGGATCACCGCATCACCACCAGCCGGGAACCACGGATCATTCGCCGCACACTTACCGAGAACCATCGTCGCCGTCTCGATGTCCTCCGGGGTCATGAGATCTCCTTCTGCGTGTTCTGTCGGGCAGCATCAGCGAGGCGTTGCCCACGCTCCAGGTAGCCGAGGACCTTCGCGTCCTGCTTCGTCACACCACCCGAGGTCTGCTGGCGGCCGATGAACCCATCCAAGAACTGACCCATCACCTGCTTCGTCACCGGCTTCCCCATCTCATAGATCGCAACGATCGCGGCCTCGACGGCGACGGGATCCTCACCCCGCTCATGGATGGCCCACTTCACGATTCCCCGGAGAGCCATGAAGTTCCCCGCCTTACCGATCCGCTCATAGGCAGCAGTCGCAGTGGAGTGCTCGATGGAGACAGGCTTCGAGGACTTCGACTCACTGGCCGCGACCGACTTGGTCGGCGCTTCTTTAACCTGCTCCACTGCTCCCCTGCTCCACTGCTCCCCTGCTCCGGGAAGTGAAGGCTCACTGTCGATTCCATGAGCACTCACTGAGTCCTCATTGATCACAGCGTCTTTGCTGGTAGGAGACGGGTAACGCCCCGGAGATGGACGATTGATCCTCTGATGCGCCGACCACTGGCAGACGTACAGAAACTGTCGATTCTCCACGCTGTAGCGGGCGATAAGATCCCGTGTTTGAAGGCGCTTGAGGCCTGCATCAACACGCATGAGTGTGTCGTGAGGACTCACTGAGAGATCATGCGCAAAGAGATCAGCACAGATGTCCGCCAACTTATCCCGACCCACACCGTTGTCATCCACGTACGACCACAGGCCGATGAACAGCAGCCGATCCTCAATGGGTAGCCCGGTGATGTCGTCCGACCGCCAGAACTCCGGCTTGATAGAACGGATCCTCACAGCGTCACCCGCCCGTTTTCTGCGAGTCGGACGTTCACGCCCAGGAGAACGCGGGCGGCCGCCTGGACTGCCGCCCGATCAATACCGGGGTTGGCGAGGATGGCCACCGCCTCGTTTGCTCGAACCTCCCAGTCCACCTCTCGCGTCGAGGCGAGCTTCTGGCGATTGCATGGCGAGCATGCGGAGCGAAGATTCTCTAGGGTGTCAGTGCCATTGAGTGAGTACGGAACGATGTGGTCGAGCTCGAGCCAGACGAGATTGCTGTCCCAGTTCGTCATCGGGGCGTGGACACCGGTCGATTGACTTTCCGTCTGCGGCTCGATGCGGCGTGCGCAGTACTGGCACGTCCAGTTGTCGCGCTCGTACACAGCGAGCCGGATTGCCCGGGCGATCTTCTTGCGGTGATGCCTCACGCCACCCTCCTGTCTCTGTATTCGCCTGGCAGCACATGACCCGACATCGGGCACGGGCTGCTGTTGGTGTCTTCGTGGCGGACCACATACCCACCACTGGTGGTGTGCACCTGACGCCGGCACACAGGGCATTGATCGCTCACCCGTCAGCCCTCACAAACGGGGCGAGGCACCGCATCCGCGCTTCGGTGTACGTCGACGGTTCCCAGTCGATGGTGGCGAGTCGGATGCCGCCATTGTTCACCCAAGTGCCGACGCCGGACCGGGCTCGGTACATCACGCCGGCTGGCACTTCCTGCCATGTGGCCCACGACTCAGGCACTGCTGCCGACTCCGGCTCCTGGGCGTCCAGCCACACCAGCACAACCCGGGCCACATCCGCCGCACCCTCCAACGAATGCACCGACATCTCCGGCCACGTATTCGGGTCATGCTTCGTCAACTCACCCCACACCACCGGGGCCAGAGCATCGACCCGCTCCTCGAACGCGGCCTCCTCCACCTCAAACCGGGCAGCCTCACGCGCCAGATCCTCAGCCAAATGCCCATACGCATCACCCTCGGTGGCGTAGAACTGGGCCAGTTCCCGAACCTGTTGAGAAGTAGGGCGGCTCATGACTGCACCTCCTCGTAGGTGTCCGCGAAGAAGTCGGGCTTAGACGGGAAGAACTCGCCGTCCGCACCTCTCACGATCCATTCATCGAGGTGCACCAGCATCGGGGTAAGGAGTCCGGGAGTGCGGACCTGAATCCAATGCGGGCAATCCCCTCGGGTGGCGACACACCGGTCGGTGTCGGAGCAGATGTAACTTGCGCTGCCGCCATTGGACAGCACCCAGTCGATGATCGTTGTCGCACCTGCTGCGGTTCCATCCCACTGCATCGCTTCGATCTCGACAGGCTTCTTACGGAACGTCTTCACAACAGTCATAGCGATTCCCCTCCCGGGGTGAATTGATGGGAGCAATCAGCACACTCCCGATAAGTCCCAACCCTGTCGTCATGCAGGGTGAGCGCATCCACGTGCTCGCAGAACACAACCTCACCCGCATCCGTCAACCACGCCGGCCGACCCCGATACCGGATCATCACCTGCTCCGGAACCATCGCCCCACGCACAGCCCAACCGTTCTCCCGCGCAAGGGCAGGGCGTTCGGTGATCCACCCATGACACCCACGAACCCCATCACCGCAAGCGGCCAGAATGTTTGACACATCCCAGGTCCCGCCCTGCGATCGGTTCTTCCTGTGGTGCATCGACTCGGATCGGCCACCGCACACACCGAAGATCTGGATCTCGCACACCCCGTTGGCGCGCTCAGCGACCACGGCCCGCGCCTTACGCTCGTCCGCCTTCATGACTTCCCAACTTTCGATTCCGTACGGAGACGTGCGAGATCAAACTTCTTGTGACACCGGACGCATCTGGCCTCGTACCACTTCGGGTCCGAGCTGTACGGACCGAGACCCTCCTCGAACAGACCGTTCGGGTCCCCGTGGTTGTATGACCAATGGCGGGCGCGGGCGCCGCAGTCGACGCAACTCTGATCGCTCGCACGACCGAGCGCTTTCCGAACCCGCTGATGTGCGGCCTGGTAAGTGCAGTCGCTACCCGTCCAGTAGCGAACCCGATCCAGGTTGTAGGTGAAGTTCACATCGCCACGCCTCAGCAGCCGCAGGTAATGCATCCGACAGTGGTCCTTCTTGTGGTAGCAGGACCTGTCGCAACCCTCGACGGCGCAGATGCGGACCGGCTGCGGCGGCCGCGGTTCACGCTTCGGCTTCTCCACCTTCTGGCGCGGCGCAGGATCGGCAGTGCTACCAGTGCGCCGAAGGCGGTAGTAGTGCTTCTCGCAAAGAGGGGTCCTCTGTGTCCTCGGGTTGGAGGAGCATCCGTCCACAGTGCACACGGAGTACGTCGGCAGTAGCTCTGTGCGCCCGGACTTCTTGACGCGGGCGTAGTGCACGTCGCACCAGCCACGAGCTCGGTGCTTGCGGTCGCAGCCCTCGGCGCTGCAGGTGCGGGTCATGCCGCCACCTTCGATCGGAACCGAACAACAGTCCGCTTATCCACACCCACACGCTCAGCAATCTCAGCCGCCGACACACCAGCCCGCGTCAACTCATGAATCAACTCCACCCGCTCCAACCGGGCAGCCGCAGCAGCAGCACGCGCATCACGACGAGCACGCTTCGGAGTCACCCGCGGATCATCAATGTCATAGCCATGCCATTCCATCGGCAGGTACCACCGGCGCCGGCGGGCATGATCCGCAGCCTGCTTATTCCCACCCGGTGTGGCAGACAACTCCTCATACACGTCAACCACCTGACGCCACCGCGCATACGTGATCGTCGGACGGGTGCAGTTCTGGTACAACGTCTCCGCCGCAACGCCCACCCGGGATGCGATCTGATCCATCGGCCAACCCGACGCACGCAACGCCTGCACCCGACGCACCGCACCAACCGACAACACATACGCCTGCGACGCATCAGGGGTATGCGTCACCCGCATCACCGCAGCCGCATGCCGAATCCGGACCGTCACAAACTCACCAGTCCGAATGTTCGCCACCGTCTGATTCGCGATCCCAGCAGCACGGGCGATCATCGCGTCCGTCATCCCATACCCCCGCAACCGGAGGATGTGGGCGCGGATCGGTTCAGCTGGGGTGTGCGACGGAATGCCACGCATCTGCAACAGGGCACGTTCCCTCTCGGACACGGCCCGACCCATCGGCCGGATCCTGGACACCGAGTTGCCCGTCATGACAGTGCCCCCGGCTTCCGGCGGGAGACGTCGACGCCACCCCACACCCCGTAGCCGAGACTGTTCTCGACAGCGAACGACAGACACTGCACCGTGACAGGGCACTTGGCGCACACGGACTGCGCTTCCTTGATGGCAGCGCGCCGTTCAGCGCCACGCTCGGTGTCGACGAAGAACAGTTCACTGTCGACGCCGGCGCACGTCGCTTCGAAACGCCAGTCGTCCGTCGGACCCGACAGCCCGGACAGAAGATCTGCATACGGATTGTTCACGCGGACTCACCGCCGATCGAAGTGTCCGCGCTAGCCTCCGGGGACACGTGCGAAAAAGTGCGCGGCTCGACCTGCTCAAGTCCGAGCTTCGACCACAGCTCGTCAACCGAGAAGTCCTTGAACTCGGTGCGGCCCTTCAGCTGAAGAGCGACCGAACGGACACCGGAGATGAACACCTGCCCGCGCTCCGGCATTTCCACAACACCATCGACGTCGTACGGCAACGACTTCTGCGTCTTGATCTTGTCAGCCTTCACCGGCGTCGGCCGGCCCCGAGCATCGAGCACAGTCACCGGCTCGAGACGGGCCGTCAACAACACAGGACCATCGTGGGCGAGGATCGCCTGCACGATCTGCGACCAGTACTTGTTCGCCTTGTTCCAGAGATCCATCGTGATGATGCCCTCGGAGTTATCCTTCGCCCGGGCGTTCGCCCAACCCTGGGCGCCGTCGCTGATGAGATCCCACAGGCGGGTCATCGAGTCGACAACGAGAAGCGTCGGCTTCCCATCCTCCGGCTTCGGCAGTGAGGCGATCTCAGCGAGGACACCGAGGATCTGACGGTAGCTACCGTCATGCTCCACGATCTCGAAGTCCGCGCCTGGGATCGCCCCGTATTGGTCGGGGTCCGTCTCGCCGATGGACACCCAGAGAGTGCGCCCAATCTTCGGCGACGCAGACGCTTCGGCACAGGTCCACGACTTGCCGGTCTTCTCCCCGCCGGCGATGAGGAGGACGGGCCAGGACGGCTTGGCGGTGGGCTTACGGGTGGTGAGTGTCATTTCGAATCCTTGGGGGAGAAGTGGCGGCGGCTTCCGTTCTTGTCGGGGCGCCACGTGTGAATCACCTTGTTGGTGAATGGGTCTACGAGTTCGGTCGCGTCCTTCATGAACCGCTCGATCTCGAACTTCGCGTTGTTCTCGTCGACGTTGCACTCGGCTACGAACTGCCGGCGCTGGGCGGCCCGCTCCCGCAGGAACTCGACCGCGTCCAACGTGTCCCGATCTGAACGGACGGTGCGCCCAACTACAGCCGGATACAGGAGGTCGAGGTCGTCGCCGATCGATTCGAGCGGAGGGCGGCGCGGGACCACATGGTCATGCCAGAACGTGTGAGTCCGCTGGATGATCTCCTGCTGCCGGTCCTCACGTGCGAATAGCTTGAACAGCTGGAACTCGGTCGACCCGATGTGCCACACCGCCAGGTAGGCGAAGGGTGCGCCGTGGACCAGGCACTCGACGTCCTCTTGGACGAGGTAGTCCGATGGGACACCGGTGTCCCAGTTGTGCCGCTTGAATACGGTCGACGACTTCAGCTGCAGGGGGACGGTGATCCCCTCCGGTGTGTCCACCAGTCGGTCGAATGTGGCGTGCAGGTGGGGGTGTTCCACCGAGCGGGCCATGAACCCGGGGCGTACCTCACCGATGTTGGGGTGGTATTTGAGCACCCAGTCGGTGATGACCGGTTCGACGCCGTGCCCGATCAGGGACAGCAGCGGGTCGAACGGGCGAGGCCTGCCGATCTTCGACAGGTACAGCGACAGTGGTGTTTCCCCGAATGATGATTCGCCGATGACAGCGGCAACCTCGGATGCGCCTAGGCTGTTGCGGCGTTCGGCCTGCCACTCGTCGGTGTCCGGGATGACGTCGACGATGCTGTATGCAGTCACGATGCCTCCCCATTTGGCGGGACAACGCGGAGCATGTCGGTCGGGATGATGTCGAGCTGACCTGTAGGCAGCGACAGGACGATCTGCGCGATGCTGTGCGGGTCGAAGTCGACGAGCTCAACAGCGCGACCACCGCGCCGGTGCGACGGGTCGATGGACAGTCGGGGGTACGCGGTGCCATAGCAGGGGCCGCACACATCACCCGACACAACCGGGGTCAGGCACACCGCACACCGGGACAGTGCGATCGACTCGTCGCGGGCCTGCTCGTACGCACGGTCCCAGGAGTCGGGCTCGTCATCCCATCGGTCGACTGGATCTTCCAGCGGGTCGTGACTCACTGGCCCTCCCATTGATCGCGGAGTTCGCCGGCCACCCACATCTGGGCGAAGCTGACGAGTTCCCAGGCGGTCAGGGCTGCGGAGACTGCGAGCTTCACTTGGCGCTCACCTCCACCGGGAGCTCCAACGCCTCGACAGTGCACGGGGTATTGCCGTGCCACAGATGACCAGGCTTGCTGCCGACAAGGAAGATGCGGCCGGACAGTTCAGTAATCCGGGTGCCCTGCGCGAGATGCCAGAGGACACGGTCATCGAAGACGAGGACCGACTGAGGTTTCGTGGGGGCGCTCATGCCGACACCAGCCACAGCCAGCCGATGACACCGAACGCACCACCGAGGACGAGGGCCCAAGCCCACGCCATCCACCCACGCCACTCATTCAGCCCATCCTCGAACTGATCCCACACACTCTCGACAAGGTCGGTGACCTCGTCATCCCGCAGGTACTCCTGCGACTCCAACGTCAACTGCGCGAAGATCGGGGCCTGCATGTGGGCGTCGAGGTCATCCTCACCCACAGCTTCAAGCTGGGTCTCGGCCCCGAGGTTGTAGTAGAAGTCGGCGTTCGCCTGCTCGGCGCGGCGGACCGGGTCGGACGGGAACATCCGGTCATGCTCGGCCAGCCACTCCTCGCGGGACGGCGCATCCGGAGAGACATGGATGCCGAATTGAAGATCTCGAATCTCAGTCATGTCGAATCTCATTTCAGGTCAGAAGGTTTGGTGACCGATGGCGGCGGGGAGTCTTTCGCATATCTGATGCGGGCAACCGAACTCCTTCGGCACTTGCAGAACACCCGCCGCCACCGGTAGATCAGGGGAGGAACAGCAGATCGTCGCCCCAGCGGTAGGACTGGTAGCCGCTGTTCACGTAGGTGACATGCCAGCGGCCCAGGTGCTCGGCAACCAGTGCCCGGTATTCGGGATCCCTCGCGGCCACGCTGTTCGCGTAGTGGGCTGGATGCATCTCGGCGACTTCCCTGCCGGTCACATCGTCGAGGATCATGAGACCGCATCCAGATAATCGACTCGCCATGTGGGATGCACGTACTCGACGTGCGACTTACGCTCCCGATCGTCGAACCTGATTCGCAGATACGGTCCATCTGCACTGAGGATGGTGCCGATTCGCCATCCATCGAACATGATCCGGCCACCACGCTTCGCTGGGACTTTGTAGTAGTCGCGGACGTACTGGATGCTCATACCGGCATCACCCACAGGAAGACTGCGATGACTCCGACCTCGAGGATCACGCCGGCGAGAAGGCCGCGGCGAAGGATGCGCATCATGCGACACCACCCTGGATGACACGAAGCGGACGCTTGAACGGCCGCTCCTCGAATGTCAGGGGCGCAGAGCGCAGGAGTCGAACCTTCGCGCCATACGACTCGAGGAGGTTGGCGCGGTTTACGGCTGATGACCGGGAGGCGTAGAACCTCTGGACGGACGGCCAGATGAACTCGTCCGTCTTGAACTGGTGGAGGTACTCGTCAGTCGGGTGCCAATCCTTCGGCTCCCAGCCCCGATAGTGAGCGCGCTCGGGGTACTCAACGTCGAGCTTCCAGACGTACGTGGGGCTCATGCCGCACCGCCTTCGATGACGAGCTCCCAGATCCATGCCGGGTAGGAGTTGACCTCGCCGTACAGATGATGCGGAACCTTCACCGGCTCGATGCCATTGCGCTTCGCGATCATCGACGCCTGACGCCCCATCTTGTTCAGGTGCTGCGTCGACGTGTTCTTGATGCCATTCAGTCGGGCGTACCCGAGGGCGGAGAACCAGTCGTGTCGTCCCTCGATCGCGTCGAGGCGTGCCTCAGTCTTGACTGCGAGGGCCTTCGCCTCGTCCGCCGTCCGCTGCGCAGTCTCCAGCTGGTCGATCTGGGCGCGGAGGATATCGAACGTCGACAGGCTGGAGGGATTCACCGCGACGCCGGCGGAGAAGTAGGCATCCAGGGCGTCAGCCGCTTCCGACTGGAATGCGACGACCTTCGGGCGGGCATCTTCACTGACCCGAGACTCATCGATCGTGGCGAGCCACATCGTCATGGTGCGGCGATCGATCATCGTCATCTGGTAGGACTTGCCGTCCGCGCCAGTTGCGGTGCTCATGACAGCAACTGCCCACGACTTGCTCTGAAGCTTCCGGCGCTGGCTATCGACGTCGATGCCGAGGGCTTCGCACATCGGCTTCAGTGCGACCATCGGGCGGCCGTCGATCTGAGCGGCGAAGAGCTGGGCATCGGTACCGGGGACGGGGATGGTGGCGAGTGTGCTCACTTGGTCACCGCCGTTGCGACGAACTTGATGGCGAACGCGGCAGCGAGAACCAGAGCCAGGGAGGCAGTGTCGAACGCGTCGACAACCATGCCGGGGATAGAGGGAAGGTGAGGCGCCCGTTGTTGATCGGGTGCTGTATTGTCAAGCATTGTGTTCCTTCGTGGTAGTTGGGACCGTTTGCAGAGGAAGCCCTCGGTTGTTACGGCAGCCGGGGGTTTTTTCATGCGGCGAGCGAGTGGCGAACTGGATAGATGTCCAGGTCTGCGCTACGCTTGGCCTTGCTCGTTCCTTCGTGGAGGTTGGGACGAAGATGGCCCTCAGTTGTTTCTTCAGCTGGGGGCTTTCTCATGCCGCGGCACGTTCATCAGATGCGGCCTCGGAAATCAGTGGCCGGATGAGATCGAGTTGCCGTACGCTGAGCGGCCTACTGCGGCTCATTGTTTCTTCAAGCCAGGCCTGCATTGCCGGCGTCCACTCGGCGCTCATTCGGTCGGATCCGCAGAGGGGGAGGGGAGGAGATCTCGTGCGTCTATCCCGAGATGTTGAGCAATCTTGATCAGGTCTGAGCCGGTGAAGCTGGCATGACCGGTAGCACGTCGGTAGAAGGTGGTGCGGGGCAATCCGATTGCTTGCGCCACCTTGTTTTCCGACGTGCCATGTTGAGTGATTGCGCGCTTCACCGCCGCGCCGATGTCGAGGTTGGTTTGTTCCATGTGGAAATCGTACTTTCCGTATGGAACAAAAGCAAGTGATGTGAATTACAAGACTGTCGTTCTTGGAGTTCCCCGCTATGGGAGGTATGGTTTCCGTATGGACACAGAGAGTGCAGATCGGATCACGCAGGCCATCGCTGCGGAGTTACGCGCAGCACGTGGCCGCAAAGACATCACGCGAGACGAGCTGGCGGATCGCTCCGGCGTCAGCCGCTCAAGCGTATGGAGATACGAGAAAGGGGAACGCGAGGTCAAAGTGATTGACCTATACGCGCTGTGCGAGGTGCTGGGCGTATCGCCCAGCACCATCCTGCAGGCAGCTCAGGACTCCCTAGGAAACTAGGGAGACACTGATGTCGAGCAACGTAGTAACAGGGAGGTCCAGGCCGAGAGCGGCCTGGACCATTTGCGTTGCAGTCAGAGATTGAAAGAACTCCGGAAGTTCCGCGAGAGGAACGTGGGGAGGCTTGTCGACTTCACTGCTCATGTGGAGGTTGTAAGGCATGGACGGCTCTCGCTTCTTGGTTGATGGCTTAACTAACCGTTAGCAAACGGTTAAATCTGCTCGAGCAAACCGAACGTTACCTCTTACTTTTGAGTAGTGTTGGTACACAACGTGATTAAATCCACTCAAGTTTCACAAACTCGGGACGAAAGACCCTACCGCGAGGGGCGGGCAGTATGGTCACACGGGCGAGAGCACGGATAACCGTCCGCCGGTTGGCTACCGACCAGCGTTCCCAAGTGGCTCGTGCGTTTCCGCCGAGCATCTCCACCACGAGCGGATTGACGACAGCTTGAGCACGCCGCTCCGCATCGCGGATCTTCGGCAACATGCGCGCCTCGATACGCGCCAGCGATGCGGCAGTCAGCTCCCCATCGGCGTACTTGTCGGCAGCCTCATCGAGTCGCGCCTGGAGTTCACGGGCCTCCTTGATCGCTGACCCGACGCCCGGGTCCGCCAACTCGTCGATGCTCGACGCGGTCTCCAGCCGTGCGATCACAGCCTCCTCGACCAACTTGTCGACATACTTGGTGCGCCGGCCGACATGCCGCTTCGGCGAGGTGCAGGTATAGGAGTCGTAGCCGCTGTTCTTCAGCCGCTCGACCCGAGCTCCGCACACACCGCACTTCGCAATCCCGCTGAGGAGATGCACCGGGGCCACGCCACGCTGCGTCCGCCGATTCGGGTCCGACAGGATCGCGACGATCGTCTGGTGATCCTCGAGCGAGATCAACGGTTCCCACTGACCCTGAGTGATGGTGCCGTGATGCGAGCGGAGTCCGGCGTACGTCGGCCGCTGCAACATCAGACCCAAGCGCTGACCGACCCACTCCTTCGACGTCCCCGGAGTCGGCACCATCCTCGCATTGAGATCCTGGGCGATCGACCACGGGGTCTCGCCGGCAAGCACACGCCGAGCAGCATCCTGGATGACGAGTGATTCCTCCTCGTCGGGGACGCGCTTCATGGCGCCGGTGATCTTGTCGTACTCAGCCCGATATCCGTAGACGATCTTCCCGTGGGGGCGGCCCTCGAAAGCGGCGGCGCGGAAGTCGCGCAACACTCGCTCGTGGGTCTTGTCGGATTCATGCTCAGAGAGGAGAGCGTGTAGGCCGGTGGTGAATCGGCCGTCGCTGGTGTTCAGGTCGTAGACGCTGCCACTGTATGACCATTTGACGCCGCGCTCTGCGCAGAGGTCGCGGAGTTCGGCGTAGACCTTCAGGTCGCGCTGCGCTCGGGATGCCTCCCAGGTAACGAGGACCATGCCAGGTTCGAGGACATCGCGGAGGCGTCGGTACTCGGGGCGGTCCTTCTTTGAGTGGCGTGACGCGCCCTTGTCGTTGTCCTGGAGGACGTCGACTATCTCCCACCCGTTGCGTTCGCAGGCGGCTCGGCACTCCTGTTCCTGCTGGTCAACTGACCTTCCTTCGCGGAGGTCACTGGACACTCGGGTGTAGATGATTGCCCTCATGTGGAAATTTTATCACTGGGGACTTGCACACCTGACGCCGCTTATGTAGCGTTCTCCCCAGTGTTCCAAACGGAACAACATCGAGACCTCGGGGAGTCTAGCAATGACCAGTCCGAATACCGCCCAAGTCGCACAGCCCCGATGCAGAGGGCAACCGGCAAACGGTGATCACCCGCCGACCCGCTCGCCCACCTGCTCGGAAGGCAACACCATGATCCGCACCATCGTCACCGCCATCGCAGCATCCGCCCTCGTCCTCCTCGGAACCGGCGCAGCACAGGCAGACCCCATCGCCGCCCAGTGCGCCCGCGCCACCATCCCCACCGCCCTCTGCAACGGCACCGGAGGAACCGCACCCACCAACGACGGCAACGGCCAGTACGTCAAAGCGCAGCCCGCCGAGAAGTACCTGTCCGGATCCACCCCCACCGTCATCGGCTACCAGCCCGTGCTGAACACGGACGGCACCCCCAAGATCGGCGACGACGGCAAACCCGTAATGGACCCCATCATGGGACAGACCCCCGTCTACAGCACCAAGACTGCGGATGAGGATGGGAAGCCTGCCCGCTCCGGCGACGGCACCGCAGTCGACTACTCCGGCTACCAGTACAAGTAGTCCTGATGATCCTCTCCATCAGCGAAGCGGCCCACCGCCTCCACGCCACCACCGATGAGGTGATCGACGCGGCCGGACTCACCCTCGGAGAACTCGAAGCCGCAGCCCACGATTGCGGACTTCTCCCATGGCGGTACCGCGAAGCGCCGATACTCGACGAGACCGCCGTCGCATCACTGGTCGGCAGGATCACCAACAACCGACTCTCACTCTTCTAACCCACAGGAAGGATCGACACCATGAAGGGCATCGTCACCCTCATCGCCGCACTCGTCCTCATCTCGATGGTGCTCAAGTACTGGGTGGCGATCCTCCTAGTGGCACTCATCGCAGCAGTCATCTACCTGGCAGTCACCCTCGGCGCACAGTGGGCGGAGCACCACAGGGGGGTGCTCCAACAACAACGCACCGCCCGGGATCAACTCGCAGCCCGGGCGGACCAACAACACCAGCAGTACCTGTCCGGTGACACCACCGGAATCTACGGCCAATACCCGCCAGCCTAGAAACGACAAAAGACCCCCACTCCTCATGA